GAGGCCGCAGGTGCGCTACACCGACACCAAGTCGGCGAACCTCGGGTTCATGAATCTGCTGTTCAAGCAGACCCCCGTCTACTGGGACTTCGACTGCCCACCCGGCACCATGTACGGGATCAACTCGAAGTACGTCGGACTGGTGTTCCACTCCAACCGGTTCTTCGCCCAGACCCCGTTCAGCAAGGGCCTGTCGGAGAACATGGCCTCGGCCCACGGCACCTCCGGCCTCGGATCCTCGGTGGATGCCAGGTACTCGTTCATCACGGCGTACGGCAACCTGACCACCCGTCAGCGTCGTCGGCACTTCAAGCTGACCGGCATCACTGCCGCACCGTGATACACCCGTGCCGGGGGGCGGCGTCCGCCGCGCCACCCCCCCGCACTGGAACAGGAGAACGATGAGCGACATCTCCCCGTACGGGGTCACCCAGAACGCCAACGCCGAAATGGTCACCGCCAACGAATTGGTCGGCGACCGCGCTGGATCGATCCGCGAGAACGCCGTGTTCGGATCGGCCGCTGGGTTCTCCACCGCCCCCTACAAGCCGCCCCCAAAGGTCGAACGCGTCGGACGGTGCCACGGCAAGAACGACACCTGCCGCGCCCCGCTCGTGTACGGCGGGGCGTGGTGCATCTTTCACCTGCCGAAGGATCAGGGTGAACCTCCAGCAGCTCCGTGATGCGATCCGCGCCCAGCTGGACATGGACTCCGAGGAGCTGCCCAACGCCCTGCTGGATTCCTACCTCCAGGAGGGCTACACCCGCACCATCTCGATGGAGAACCGCTGGCCGTTCTTCGAGTCGGCGTGGACCGCCACTTCGACCGGCGACACCTACGTCCCCGTCCCCGCCAACTGCAACACTCAGCAGATCATCTCCCTCACCGACCAGGTGACCGGCGTACGGCTGATGCAGATCGCCCCCGAACTCGCTGAGGACAACTTCGCCTCCGGGGTCTCCGTGACGCAGCCCGTCTACTACACGATCTGGGGCAACCAGATCACGCTGTGGCCGAACTACTCCGGCGATCCCCGCGACTTCACGCTGCGCGGTTACCGGCTGCAGGGCGACTGGATGATCGGCGGTGCTTCCGGCGAGGTCGACGCCGACCCGCGACTGCACCAGCTGCTCGTGCACTACGCCATCGGCCTCGCCTACGCCCAGCAGGAAGACGAAGTCCTGGAGGACGTGTACATGAAACGGTGGCAGGCCAGCTACCTTGCCGCCCACAACGCCATCTGCTCGCCGCGTCACCATCGCCCGCTGATCATGAACGGCGGCCTCCCGTACGTCCCCGGCTACACCCCGGTGCAGTGGAACCTGCCGACCTGACATGGTCAACCGTCTCGATCCAATCGACCTCGTCGACTTCACGGGCGGACTCAACCTGCGCTCGAACACCTTCCAGCTTCAGCCGAATGAATCACCCGAGATGATCAACATCTCGATCGATCCGCTCGGTGGCATCTACAGCCGCAAAGGCTGGGAACGCTGGAACGGACCCGACATCGTCGATCCGGCGACCACCGTCTGGGACCCGCGTCGGGCTTACCTGACGCAGCTCTCCGATGGCACCGACACCGTCTACGTTGCCTCCGACAGCAAGCTGTATGCCGGACCCGCCACCCTGGGGGCGACAATCACCAACCTCGGCGTCGCCGTCACTGCCACCCCCCACATGGCCGATTTCGCCACCTTCGGTGACGACATCTACATCGCCTGCGGACGCCTCAACAGCATGCGCAAACGGCATCTGAACGCCGCCCCCGTTGCCCTCGTCCAGTCCGGGTCCGGCAACTGGAACAACGACTACTCGGCCCCCGTTGCCGGGTGTGCTCCCCGGTCCGACCTGTGCGAAGCCCACGGCGGCTACCTGTTCGTTGCCAACATCACCGAGGACGGTCTCACCTTCCCCAATCGCATCCGCTGGTCGCACCCGACCAGCCCAGAAGACTGGGCGCACGACGACTACATCGACATTTCCGTCGGCGGCGACCACATCACCGCCCTCCAGTCCTTCGAGGATCACCTACTGATCTTCAAGACTGACAGCATCTGGGCGCTCTACGGCTACAACGCCGAATCGTGGCAGATCGTCCAGAAATCCTCGACGATCGGAACCGGCTCGCCCCAGGCCGTCACCCGCTCCGAGACGGCGGTGTTCTTCTACTCGGCATCGGACCGGGGGGGCATCTATGCCTACGGCGGTGAGCGCGCTGTCGAGATCAGCGTGCAGCTGCGCGATGCCATCGAAGGGATCGCTCGTTCTGACCTGGTCTGGGTCGGCTGGGTCGACCGCAAGTTGTGGGTCACTATGCCGTGGACCTACAGCGGCCCGGCCGATGACGACGAGGCCGTGTTCGTCTTCGATCCCTCTGTCGGCGACGGGGCCTGGACCTACTACAGCTGCACGTCCGGCGGCCTCGGGCCGATCGTCGGCGGATCCAACACCGACAGCCAGCTCGGGCCGCTTGCTGTGGTTCGCGCCACCGAGACCCCGTGCATCGTGCGCCTTGATGCGTTGTCCGGTGCCGCCGATCGCATCTGGACGGTGGCGGTCATCGGTGTCAGCAGCTCCACTGCTGGCGATCTGGGGATCCTCATCTCCGATACCGGGGCCGAGATTGTCGCCTCCGGGCAGCCCGGAGACGAACCGTTCAAGACCACGTACCGCACCCCGTGGATCTCCGGTGGCTGGCCGACCCGCAAGAAGTCGTTCCGGCGCCCCGACTTCATCTGCCGCATCACCGGACTCCAGCATCAGCTCAACGTGTCCTCCTACCGCGACTACGAGGAACGCAACTCGAAGCGGCGTCACACTGTGGTCGTGCCCGGTGGCATCTCCGGTGAACGCGGCGAGACGGCGGCCGCCATCTGGGGGCATTTCAACTGGGATGACGGCACCCAGTGGAATCAGCTGGGATCCACCACCGATCTCCCGCAGGAGCGTCAGGGGGCCTCGATCCGGCGTGGCTCCAGCTACGGGCTGTGCCGGGCCGTGCAGCTACGCATCGAGGGTGCGACCCCGGCAGCAAGTTGGGGCATCGATGCCATCATTCTCAAGATGGTGATGAGGAGATTCCGCTGATGGTCAAACTGTCTCTGCCCAACACGATCATCCCGGACACTCCGGCAGACGCCGGTCCGATCGACGACAACTACGTCGCCATCAAGGACTACGTCAACAACGAGCTGATCAACCGCGATGGCTCGGTGGCGATGTCGGCGCCGCTCCACCTCTTCGCCGACCCGGTCAGTCCGACCGATGCCGCCACCAAGAGCTATGTCGACGCCGTCCTGCCAATCGGCATCATCATGCCCTACGGCGGGATCACCGCCCCCGCCGGATCATGGATGCTGTGCGATGGGCGGACCCTGGGTCAGGCTGCCTATCCGTTGCTGTACTCGAAGATCGGTGCCCGCTTCAACGTCGGCACCGTTGCCACCGGGTTCTTCATGCTGCCCAAGTTGGACATGCGCTTTCCGATCGGGGTGGACACGACGACGCCGACGCCGAACGCCAACTTTTCCCCCGTCGGCAAGTACGGCGGCACGTTCACCGTGCCGGTGCCCCAGCACGCCCACGCCATGCCGCACACACACCCGCAGACGGTCCACGCTCACGGGGTGGCGCACACCCACTCCGTCGGCCCGGCTTCGGTGACGACGAGCGCGAGCGGTGCGCACAGCCACACTGTCGGCGCCCGCAACAATCCGACAGCCTTCTCCAACACTGAACTGGCCCGTTCGGGCGGTGGCACGGTGACGACCTACGCCACCGACACCGAGGCCGACCACACTCACACCGTCAACATCCCGGCGACGACGAGCGGTGCTGCCAGCATCACCAACACCGCCAACTCGGCGGTGGCGAACACTGGCGCAGAGTCGACGCCGAACACCTCCGATGCCGGGACCGCGAGCGCCACCATGTTCCAGCCGTACGTCGTCGTCACCTACATCATCAGAGTCGACTGATGTCGACCGTCGACTCCGGCTACTACGAGGCGCAACGCCGCGGGGTCGAAGACACGTACGCCGCGGGCATGGCGCAGAACGCCTTCTCCCGCACCCTGTCCCAGACCCGGGGCAATCGCAGCCTGGCCGACATGACCCGGTCGTTCCAGCGGGAACTGCCGACGTTCACCTCCAGCTTCGGACAGCGCGGCTTTGGCGGCGGTGACGTCCGCAGCGGGGTGATGCAGCAGTCGATGGGCAACTACCTCGGTGACTTCACGCGCGACTATGGCAACGCCCGCAACGATCTGACCGACACGCTGCGCGGCTACGAGGTCCAGGGAGCAACCCTCGGGGCACAGCGCACCAGCTCGCTTGCCGACATCGAGCTGGCCCGGAACCGTGAGATCGCATTCGCAGCGCAGAACATCGAGGCGCTGCGCGCCATGTTGGGAGGACTCTGATGGCGTACGGCAAACCAGCACCGACGGCGAACCAGACGGCGGCACGCAGATCGGGCAAGAAGACGTGGCAACGGGTCGGCGGCCCGGCACCACGCTGGGACGCCGAGTTCCGCCAGGCCACCGCGGGCACGCCCGGCGGCTACAACCAGACTGACTACAACGCCTTTGCCCATCAGATGGCCCTCGGCGGCCTGCCCACCGCCCCTGCCGCGCCGGTCGGTCCCGGCAACAACCGTTACGGCGGTGGTGGCGGTGGTGGCGGCGGCGGCAACGCGATGACGCAGGCCATGTTCGATCAGATGGTCGCCGCCCTCGGCCGCCAAGGTCAGCCGCTCAACTACACCCCGCTCAACCTGCCCGCCTTCCAAGGCCAGAACCTGCCCGCCTTCAACGCCGCCCCCTACACCCAGGCCACCCAGGCCCTCGGTCAGGCCGTCGCCGCCGACACCGCCAACGTCAACACCAACGCCCAGAACACGACGAACGCCCTCCGGTCGAATTACACCAACGACTATGCCAACGCCCAAGTCACGCCGGGCGCCACCCAGGCGCCCGTCGGTGCTGGGCTGGTATCTGGCGGGGCCAACCAGCAGGCAGCGAACGACGTCAACGCAGGTAACGCCGACAGTCAGGCCGCCTTCACCAACCTGCTCGGTGTGCTCGCTGCCGCCGCCAATCAGTCCCAGGCATCACGCCTCAACCAGGTGTCACTCGATCAGGGCACCGCCCTCAACCAGATCGGGGCGCAGAACCTCGGACTCGGGGCCGGGATCAACATGGCTCGGACCCAGGCCAACAACCAGTGGTCGCAGCAGGACGCCGAACGCCGCTACCAGAAC